TATATAAATAGTGGCATGGCATTCAATTATAGAGCTAACAACGCAAAAGAAATAGTATTAAAGAAGAAAGCATTTAGTTTGCCTGCTTCTCAAATATACTCATACATAAGTAAAACTTATGGTGAGACCATCATATTGGATCCTACAACCAATTTTTCAGATGTAAAAATACCTAGAGCAGTCGAAAAGAAAATAGGTATTGCAGCTCTAAAACAAACATTAGCAAAATCAATTGACACCAAAGGTATGAAAATACAATATGGTAATGGTTCAGGTTCAGGTGGTTCATCAATAAATGCAGCTGAAACTGCCAAACAAGAAAACGCTACTAGATTTTTTTGTGAAAGATATGTTGAAACAGGTAAATTTCCTAGAGATAGTGAAATTGAAAAGATATATTCTCAATATGATGATGGTTGGGCTAACACATTTCAAATGCAGGCAACTGCTTTAAAAAAATGGTTAGGTTCTAATAAAGGTTATGAATATTCCAGAGATAATGGTATTATGCCTTTTATTGAAAAGATTGCATTACAAAAATGTGGAGTAAGAACTAAAGATAGTTGGAATCCTGCTGACATTTATCTAGGTAGAAAAAGTAAATTAAAACAGATACAAGATAAAGTTACAAATATAGGTAACATGAAAAGCGAGCCAGCTGCCAAGTTAGACGCCTTAAATGAGTACATGAGAGAACTATTTAAAAAAAGAGATTTAATAGGCATATCACTTAAAAAATTAGGTAAATCAGTTAGTTTAGAAGAAACAAATGTTGCAGGTAATAAAGTAGAAAAAATTACCATGGTCAAAGGTAGTTTAAGATGTGATTTAGATTTAAAAGCAAATGGTGAATTTAATACAGGTGAAATGGCGTTTGCTTTAAAAGTGGGTAACGCTGTAGTCAATGTTCAGGTTCGTGCTTTTTCTGGTGGTGAAAGAGAAAGTACACAAATGGATATGACAGGTTCAGGAGCAGCTGCTAAACTAGGTAAAGTATCTAGTAGAGAGGCATTGGATCCTTTCTTAACAAAATACGGATTAAAAAGAAGAATGGGAACTGCTATACCAAAAGTAGGTCAGTTTTCAAAACAAGATATTGATTTTTATTTAACCGAACAGAAAAAATTGGCCAGATATACCATTGCAGGTAATAAGGTTTATTTTGGTAAAGTTAAATGGGAAACATCATTCAGTAAGGCTAGAAAATTAGAGGTCGGTAATAATAGAACTGCCTCTCAATTGTCAAGTAAACTTCAATGTTTTCAATGGATAGAGATATTAAATACACTACAAACAAAGGGTGTATTAAATGATTTCTTAAATGTAGCATACTATGGTGCAAAAAAACAGTATGCCAGCGCTGGTCCTTTCTTAAAAATATCTTAAAAAAGTGCTTGCCAAAGCTTCCTTTATATAGTATAATATGTATAAATAGGAGTATGATTTGTTAATGGATTACTTGAATTATTATATTAATGGATAAATTGGAGAACAAATGTTTAGTTTTAAAGGCTTTTTCACAAAGGAAAAGAATACACACCTAGAACACCTAGAAGACGATATTATTAATCGTGGTTCACAAGGCGGTGTTAACGCAATAAATTTCCTTAACGCAGTAAGAAATATGCTAGCCGGTAATATCGGTGGCAAATTAAATATGACCGTCAAATGGGACGGTGCGCCTGCTGTATTCTGTGGACAAAATCCAGAAAATGGTAAATTCTTTGTAGGCACTAAATCAGTTTTTAATAAAACTCCTAAAATAAATTACACAACATCAGATATTGCCAGAAACCATGGTGGTGAACTTGCAAACAAATTAGCAGTTTGTTTAAGAGAGTTGCCTAAACTTGGTATGAATGGTATCTATCAAGGTGACTTATTATTTACAAGAGGTGATTTAAAAGCTGCTACTATTGGTGGTGAAAAGATGATTACTTTTACACCTAATACAATTACATATGCAGTACCAGCTGATAGTGATATTGCAAAAAGAATTACAAGAGCAAAACTTGGTATCGTATTTCATACAAAATATACAGGTAAAAAAATGACAGAGTTAACTGCCGGTTTTGGTAGTATAAAAGGTCAAGGTCCTACTTCTATATTTTTGGCGTCTGCTTCTTACCAAGATACATCTGGTTCATCTACATTTAACAAAGGTGAATTAAAACAGTTTGACGCTTTAATAAGAATGGCTCAAGGGTCATTATCAAAAGCAAAACCTATGTTAGATGAAATGTCTAAATCATCTATGAGTGACCCATTGTCAGTAGGTTATAGATTAAAAACATTTTTCAATCATTACATAAGAAATTCTAAACATGGTATGGATAAAGTAAGAGTTATGCAACAATCGTTTAGAGATTACTATAATAATGTTTTACAAGCAGAAATTGATAGTAAAAAGACCGATAAGGGAAAAGAAAAGTACATAAAGGCTCAAAAAGAAGGCCTCAGATTTATTGATAGAAACCAACAAGCTTTGTACTTTGCAATTGCAAGCCATATTAGTTTAGGAAATGCTAAAAACTTCCTAATTAATAAGTTGTCACAAGTACAAAGCATTGGTAATTTTTTACGAACACCAAACGGATATAAAGTAACAGCACCAGAGGGTTATGTTGCAGTTGACCGTGTCGCAGGTGCAATCAAATTAGTAGATAGATTAGAATTTAGTCGTGCTAACTTCACGGCAGAAAAAGATTGGGTTAAAGGATAATGTATTACAGAGTAGAAAGTTTTAAACAGTATTTCTTTGAAGCAATTAATGGACCTAAAATCATTATGATTGGAGGACCTGGTTCAGGTAAGTCAACTTATTCTGAAATAATTAAAAAAGAATTAGGTATCGCCCACATTTACACAGGTGATATGATGAGAGCCTTAGCAAAACAAGATACACCAGATGGTAGAAAAGTAAAAGAACTTTTAGCTAAAGGTGAATTTGCTCCTACACCAATTGTTATAGACGCAGTAAAGGAAAGAATGAAACAACCAGACGCACAAAAAGGATATGTGTTTGATGGTTTTCCTAGAAATGTAGAACAAGCAGGTGCTATGGAAGCAAAAGGTATTGAATATGACCATGTTATTAATCTTGTGGTATCTGAAGAAGAAGTTGTTAAAAGATTAACTGCTAGAGGCAGAGCAGATGATAAACCAGAGATAATTAAAAATAGATTGAAAGTATATCATAGAGAAACAGCACCTTTATTGTATTATTATAAAGACGAAATAATAAATATTAAAGCCGAAGGCAGTACGCCAGAAGCAATAGCAAAAGAAATTATAAAGAAAGTAACATGAAAACATTTGAACAATTAAGATACCTAGAAGAAGGATTATATGACCCTAATATTTTTAAGGCATTCTTTTTAGCAGGTGGTCCTGGTTCAGGTAAAACATTTGTAACTAGAGCTGCATTTGGTGGTACAGGTTTAAAAATGATTAATTCAGATAATGCTTTTGAAATGGCATTAAAAAGAAATAATCTATCTCTAAAAATGCCTGAAGATGAGGCAGAGGCTAGAGATATGGTTCGTGCCAGAGCAAAGGCAACAACTGGTAATATGTTAGATTTGGCAATCAAAGGTAGATTAGGTATGATTGTAGATGGTACTGGTAGAGATTATGATAAGATTAATCAACAAGTAGCACAATTAAAAGGATTAGGTTACGATTGTTACATGATATTTGTTAATACAAGTTTAGAAGTGGCGTTAGAAAGAAACGCAAAAAGAGAAAGAACTGTACCAGAATATATTACTAGAAAATCTTGGCAGGCTGTACAATCTAATATTGGTAAATTTCAAAATTTATTTGGTATGAGTAATATGATTATCATTGACAATAGTAAAGATGATAGAGAACTTACAACTATTGTTATGGATAAGTGTAGTAAATCAGTAAGAAGATTATTAGGTAATAAAATTAAGTCATACACAGCAAAAAGATGGATGGCTACAGAAAGAAAATTAAGAAGAAGATGAGATTTAAAGATTTTATAAACGAAAGCATTATTGATATACCTAGAAGGACTTATGCGCCTAAGGTATTTGATGACGCTGACACTAATAATCCTAAGATTAAAGATAGTGTATTAAAACAGATTAATACTCAATTAAAAGAGTTTGAATCTGAATACCCTATTTTAAAGACTTCTTTGATAGGTTCTATTCTAACAAAAAGATATAGAAATGACGCAGACTTGGACATCAATGTTTTATTTGATGTGCCTACGGACAAACAAGAAGAAGAAAGAACTAGATTGTCGAAAAAGTATTTGTCTGCTAAGAATCCAGATAATATCCAAGGTAAATTAATACCTGGTTCTGAGCACCCTATCAACTTTTATTTTATAACAGATAAACAAACTTATGATGACCAAAACAAAAAGGCTGATGCCGTGTTTGATATGGAAAGTAACAAGTTTATTAAAAGACCAGAAAACTTTACATTTGATAAAAATTTATATTTAAAAGACTTTGAAAAGAAAGTACAAGAGTTAGATGTAATTAAAGGTGAATTAAAAAGAGATATTATAGATTACAGAGAATTAGAAGAATTAGAACCTAACGAAGTATTAAATCTACAAGATAAAATCAATATCAAACTTGACGAGATAGAAGACAGTATTGAACAGATTGTAAAAGTAGGTGACGGTGTTGACGCAGATAGAAGAGCTGCATTTGATAAAGATATGTCACCAGATGAAATACAAAAGTTTGGTATTAAAAACAGATTACCTAAAAATGTTATTTACAAAATGTTAGAGAAATATCATTACTTAAAATTTTATAAAAAATGTCAAAAGATATTAGATGATGGTAAAGTAACACCAGATGAAGTAGATGATTTAGAAATGCACGAAGCTAAAAAGACAGTTGCATTTACATTTGGTAGATTTAATCCACCAACTATCGGCCATGAAAAACTTATTAATAAAGTTAAATCAGTAAGAGCTGATGATTACAGAATTTATTTAAGTAGAAGTGAAGACCCTAAAAAGAATCCATTATCGCCTAGACAAAAACTGGCGTATATGAAAAAGATGTTTCCTAGTCATGCTAGAAACATTATGATTAATACTACCAATATGATACTTGATATTTGTACAGAATTGTATAAACAAGGTTATACAGAAATCTCTATGGTTGTAGGTAGTGATAGAGTAAGAGAATTTGATACAATAATTAAAAAATACAATGATGTAAAATCCAGACATGGTTATTATAACTTTGAAAAAATTAATATTGTATCTGCTGGCGAAAGGGATCCTGACGCTGAAGGAGCAACAGGTATGTCAGCAAGTAAAATGAGAGCTGCAGCTGCCAAAGGTGACCTATCAAGTTTTTCAAAAGGTTTACCTAGTGGTGTGAACGCAGACGCCCTAATGAAAGATGTAAGACGAGGCATGAGATTGGCCGCTAACTATCATTATATACAAAATGTTAGACCAATTGCCAGCCTTGAAGAATTTGAACAAAAACAAATTAGAGACCTTTACATAAGAGAAATGATATTTAATATAAATGATGAAGTTGATTATATCAAAGAAGATGTAAAAGGTAAAGTAGTAAGAAAAGGTACAAATTATATTGTACTTGAAGATAACAATAACAATTTACACAAAGCATGGATTTGGGATTGTATTCCAATTCCAGCAGACAGAGAGGTAGAAGTGAGAGAACATGATTTAGATGTTGACTATGGCTTCGAAGCAGTATCAGAAATTAAAGAAGATTTAGACGCTCAACCACAAGATAGAGATGTTAAAAAAGTAAAAGGCACACAACCTAAAAAGTATTATAAAAATTTAAGTAAAGATACTAAAAAGAAAAGAGCCGACTATTTTAAAAGTAAAGATACTACAAAGAACGACAACAAACCAGCACCAGGCGATAAAGACGCTAAGACAAAACCAAGTATTCATACACAAAAATATAAGAAGATGTTTGGTGAATTTAAAAAGAATTTACATGACGCTTGTTGGACAGGTTACAAACAAGTTGGTATGAAAAACAAAGGTGGTAAACAAGTACCAAATTGTGTACCAGAAAGTATGAGTATGGAAGACGCAATGAAAGTAAATGGTTATGTACCTGAGTCATATGAAATAGGTAAAGACTATGCAGACCACACAAAGAGAGTAACACCTGGCCAGAGTGTGGAAGTAGAGAAGAAAAAAGGTATTATTGACAGAGAATCTAGTCCAGATGAAAAAGATATAAAAGAATGGGCTGCTTCAGATGAAGTAATAGATAAATATAAGCAAAGATATAAAGAGGAATGGTCAAATAAACTTAAAGAAGTTGTGACCAAAATGATAGATAAACTATGAAAACTTTAAAAGAATACGAAAACATTGATAAATTGTGTGAGGAGTGTATCTTCGAACATGAGGCTGAGGGTATTTACGAGGCTGAATATCAAGGTAAAAAAGTAACATTGAATAATCCTATGAGAACTCCTGGCGGACCTAAAAAGTTTGCCGTTTATGTCACAAACGAAAAGGGTAATGTGGTCAAAGTGACTTTCGGAGACCCTAACATGGAAATTAAACGAGATGACCCGGCACGGAGAAAGTCTTTTAGAGCAAGGCATAACTGTGAAAATCCAGGTCCTAAAACTAAAGCTAGATATTGGTCGTGTTATCAATGGAGAAGCGGAGCAAAGGTAGACAACTAAAATGAGTAGATACAGACAAACTATGAGTGACTTACTAGAACAAGTAAGAACTCCAAAAGACGACATTACAATGATGTCAGAATCAGCAGATTACTTAAAATCTAAAATGACTGATACACAGATTAACAATATCAAAAAAACTTGGGCTATGAAGACAGCAAAAGATGTCACACCAGCTATTAGAGATATGATTAAAAAGATGGATATTCCTACTCAATTAGCCATCAAACACGCAAACATTAATCAGTTGTCTAAATTAGTTGAAGCAGATGACCACGAAATATCTATGGCAAGAGGTGAACTTGAAGCAGTTGCTGATAAGGCTCTAAAATTATCATCAATGTTACAAGACAAATCAGATGACGACCAACTTGAAGCATGGGTACAATCTAAAATTACAAAAGCAAAAGACTATATCAATTCAGTTGTAGATTACACGACATATAATCCAGACTTTGATACTGAACATATGACTGAAGCATTTTCAGACCAACAGATTGCTAAGTTAAAAAAATAATATGAACCTTTAAGAGGTGCAAGAATTTCAGTTACTAATGCAAACAAACTTGGTGCTATGTTTACAAAGTTTGATATTAATAAAAATGCTTTAGAAAAATTATATGGTGGTAATATACCATTTATTTCACAAATGGCTATGGCTAGATTAATTTCTAAACATGGTTACACAGCAGATAAAATTAAAAAAATTAAAGTAGCTGAAGAAGTAGAAGTGTTAGAAGAAGGCACAGGTACTATCAAAGGTTTTAGAAACGACAAAGAAAAATCAAATATGATTTCTCTTGCAAAACAACATAGTCTAAAAGTAAAAGAAGTTTCAGGTGGTATTGAACTATCTGGTAACATGAGAAAGATTTTAGATATGCAGTTAGCTGCTCAAGGTAATGGTTTAAAAGCTGAAGAATATATTAACGAAGGCAGAATGTCAGAGATTGACGCAATGAGAAAAGCAGGTGCAACAGCAGCTGATATTGCAAAAGAATTAAAACTATCTGTTAAAGTGGTTAAGTCTATTTTAGGTGAACAACTTACTGAAGAAGAAGACGCAGAAAAATTAAAACAAGAATTAGAAAATAAAGAGCAAGAAATTGCACAATTAAAACAAAAAGCAGAAACAGATAAAGCTAAAGTTGCCAAAAAAGAAACAGAAAAGTTGGTAAATCCAGAAACAGGTGAACCATTACTTCAAGTTGGTGTTGCATACAAACATCTAAAAGATAAAATGGCAAAAGAAAAAGCTGCTGAAGCTGATAGAAAAGAAGAAGAAGAAAATAAGAAAAAAGAAGATGTTAAAAAATTTAAAGAAAGATTAAAAGAATCAGCTGCTTCTGATAAAGCTAAGGGTATGGGTTTAGATTACATGAAGTTTGGCCGATATGGTAAAGATGGTAAAGTAACTCATAAAGCAGTTGGCG